GATAGGTTTACTCTCCAACATGCCGCCACTTTTATCTGCCATGGTAAAAGTAATACCATACAAATCTTTTAGATGCTCAGATATGGTCTTAAAATTATACCATGGCAATACTTCTCGCTTAATGGAAACAATTGAATCGTCACCATACGCAACAACACACACAGCATTATAAAAGCTTTTCATAGATCGCAACTCCATAGGAGCCAACCCAAGCCATGCTAATTTATAATATCTATCGCAGGCATTAGTATTAATAATGGTTGTACAATTACATCCTGATGGGTTCCCACAATGCACACAATAAGCAACATTCATACATTGGGTCGGTGTATGGACTAACTCGTTCCACAGAACCTCTCTAACTCTAGAAGCAACATCATGATTGGTCTCATACCTATAGAAATGATTAATAGAATCAATTTCAATTTCCATGAGATCATTCAACATATTACCATCCATAGCTTTATGATCACCATCACCCCCAACATCAGAATTTGCTTGTAATTTATGCATAAGATCAGTCCAATCTAAACTATAAGGATTAATACCAACAGCTGAATGATTCTTAAGACGCGAATTATAATAAGCGACAATGTAATCTAAGAAATACATACGGAAAACAATCTGGTAGTCAAGAGGTGGCGTTATAATCATGCGAACTTTCTTCTCTGGCTTACGTCGCTCGTCCTTTGGTATATCCATCCACATTGATGGAGCACTAAGTCCTTGCTGGGCCATAGCTAATCGATTATCAATGGCTGTACGAAGATAAACATCATTAACTACATAATTACCAACATCATCTTGTCGAAAGAACATGCTCTTACCCTTACCTGCCTTCAATTTCTTATAAGGTAATCCAGGTGACGTAGACATATTCATTCTCTCACAATAGGGAAACTTACTATCACCATTGATCGCAATATATTCACTAACAACACCCATTCTATAACCATTAAGTGCATCAACATTGTCAAAGGCATCTTGCAGCAACACAGTCTTTACACTAGGATTAATAGGTTGTGTAGTATGAAAGAAACGTGATATAACCTCAGGAAAATCTCGCTTATTCATATCAACAGGATGTGTTATAGGTTGTGTTATCATGCCCTGAATAACAGACGGCTTGATCTCAGTTTTGGTGGTAGGATAAACAGCAGCACCAGCTGGAACTGATCCGTAATACGTATAATTACCTTCAGGAAGAATAATAGCTGGGTCATCATCACAAGTAACAATCCTGGATTGTGGTTGAACACGAGGAACAAAAGAACTCAAAGACTCAGACGAAACAAGCTCACAATAACCATGATGTCGATTGCGATCACCTGCAACATGCAAGCCCAAAATCTTACCTCTAACCTTAGTATTATACAATACGATAATAGATCCACAGTCTCCGCTCGTTGTAATAGCATCATATTGAAAACCCTTATACAAAGTATACGCTTCAACCACACCAGCAACATTATATTTCTGTTGTGTTATGGGATTAACGTTAATCAACTGTCGCTCAAAAGAAAAGTCTGAAAATTTATTAATACTAGCTTCGCACCAATTGGGTATAGCTGTTAGTTCGTTATCAGCAATGAAATGCTGACGAATATCTTTAAAGGCTCGAACCTGCAGCGTGCACTCATACACACAACAATCCTTACGAGACCCATCTTTTGCAAATAATTGTGTCAATCTCTTGACCTCAAACATCTGCTCAAAAACAGCTTGATCGGTTGTCAACACCATACGCGAATTTGGCTCAACCATCTGACCATCAGGCGCGACAAACAAATGGTATGGGAATAAAACATACCTACCACCAATAAAAAGGCCAGTCATCTGGTTCATTTTGGTCGTTCGCCTATCATACAATTGACAAACACACTGACGTCCACGAACTACATCCAAAACTAAACTCTCAGCAGTAGGATCAGTTGTGCCTTCGGAATAAGCAGGTCGCTTAATACGACGATATTTACTAGTCCGCATATCACCAGAGGGAATAGCTTCAGCACTAGCGTTTATGAACATAGCAGAATATAACGAAACCATACCCAGTGCAGCAGTACTGACACCGGCAACTATAGCACACAACTTCAACACTTGACTAATAACGGGATGATTTTCCAAATAATTCTTAAGAGCATTATAGGTACCAGTGGCAGATGTAACTGCTTTAAGCTGCATATCATTCAAAAAATCCGTCAATCGTCCTTGTGCATCAGTAAAAACTTCAACAGGTCCATAAGCCAAGCCTATTTGCTCAGCAAAGGCCTCGGTGTTAGATGTCATCATATCAACTACAGCCTTTTCATTGGCAGCATGTCGCTCATAAGCACTACGAAGCAATCTCATGAAATCCATAAAATCTCCAATCTTAATAGGTGTACCTCCTTCAACAACGGGGTCCATTTGCCAAAACTCAAGATGTTTGAAAACAGGGGAATACTGAACTTTACCATTAACTAAATAATCGTCTTTAACAACAGCTTTAATTAGCATATGTCTACGTCGCCAATATGCCTCCAATGTCAAAATTTTGACAAGTGGCTTTGGATATGGATTATTGGTGCATCGTATATGCATCTTAGAATGATACGGCGTACCTTTAACTCCAATAGATTTATCATCAACTGATGCCATAGGTGGTTGATAAGGGGCATTCGTAACTATTGAAAATAGCTGTAATGCATTCTTATACTCAGCGTCTTGATCAGCATCATCTTCAGCAGTAACACAATGCAGAGGGGAATAACCACTCCAGAACTCATCAGGATCAGTAGGAATAACATACCTGACACGATCGGCTGGTGCTTCTGGAAACATATACTTAGCGATAGCCGCTGATAGAGTTGATTTACCTATCTGCGAATCACCAGCAATAGTCAAACTAAAAGGACACTCACGTATGACACCACACTTCATAATAGATTGAACTGACTCATAAAGCTTATCAAATTTGCGCAACTGTTCACGCAATAAAGAAAACTCACCAGAAACGTCTCTGACAAAGGGTGCCATATCTCGAACCAACTCATGTGCACGATTATACAAAACAACAATCTCCTTACTCAAATTTCGATCAAAATAAATCCGGTCAATATCATATGTAAGGAAAATATCAATTCTATTAATCACTTCAGCATACTGGGTTGTCAATTTCATATAAAATACATGCTCAGGAATATATTGGCTAGCCCAAGCCTTAACAGCTTCAGGCAACATAGAAATCATAGACTGAATAACAGCGACCATATTCTTAGAGAATGGAACAGCTATATTAAGAGATTTCATATACTCCATCATTTTATTAACACCAACACGATCGGGAACATTTTGTAAAGCTATTGCTCCAGAAAAGACGACAAGAATAGTTTGTAGAACATCATCTAAACCTTGAGCAACAGCTGTAAACAAACATGCCAAATGTGTAGAAAACAAATTAAAAGCCAAACTGACCCCATTAGGTATAAAAAGTCGCAAAACCCGTGAACAGTAAGTAATCCACCTAAACGATGAAACTGCTTTAAGATCAGGGAGATCAGACATAAAGTCAATAAAAATCTCGACCATAGATATCATCGCCTCAGATGACAAGCCTGTGGCCAGACGATCAGTGCGTTGCAAAAAGGATTCAATAAAAGCATGCATAGCATCTCCTAAACGATCCATCTTATCAGCACACATTGACATGGTATTACTTGTAGATGCGACAGAAGCAAAGGTCTTATGTATTTGATACGGTATATCAATAGTAGACTTAACTGAACGAGACAAAATATCCAAATAGCCATAATCTTCGACACTACCTTGTGCCTGTGGTGTAAACCACCGATCTAAAGCGACATGTAGGGGCATATGATTAGCAATAGTAGTATACATATTAGGTATGAAGCTGAAAGGAACACACCCAATAGAACACAATGCAAAATCAAAATAATAATTAATAATACTTGTAAGAGTTGGACTGCTAATAAGCATATCATCGTCTTTAGTCGTAGCTAATACTTCAAGAAACTCAATATATTCTGATGTACCAATATTACCATAAATAGGTTTAACTTCCGGCATATCATGAACAACATCCTTAGTCTTAGTAAAATCAATCAATAAAAGATATCTAATAACTCTACGAATATCATCTTCTTCATAATTTGCAATCAACAGCTCATCAACAATATCAACCATAATCTGGTTCTTAACCCTACAAATATCACGTCTCAAATAGAGACAGTTGTATTGCCAATCCCAAATGGGTTCATATTGGCCAATAGTGTGCTTACCATGTGCAACATAGTACGCAACAATATCATTATACACGTTAAGGTAACTAATATAAGACGAACCTTGACGCATAGCACGATATCGTTCAACAAGTTCATTATAGCGGCCGATGTCACCTGACACGCCTGATCCAGAAAGCATTGCAAAGAATCCTTTAAGATCGTTACTACTAACGTTTTGAACAATGTTGTTAGTAGATTTAGAAACATTAATTTTATTTGAGAGATTCGAAACATTCATATTACACATTGATTGGCGCCGTTATATGAGGATCTCCATGATTTAACACTGTCCTGGTTCTACCATCCACAGCGCGTACAAAGACGCATGGCCTTCTCATTCTAGAATCCTAACGACTAAGAGGATACTCAATATTAACTTTAACCGACACGCAATTTATAACAAAAGTGTGAAATATCACAAGCATCAGAATAAATAAGACAATAAATAATGGGAGATCTGGTTACCATAAAGGCCCATGCAGTCCCAAAATCGCATGAAATAATATTCCTGGCAAGCTAAAATCACTTTGAGGGAGGCTATACGCTTACCGACAAACTAAAATCCATTATAAATATTATACAGCGGGCACATTAAAATTGGCGCTGACATTATAGTGATCAGCATACAAAATCACTTGGTAGCTACTATATAAAGGAAGGTGCATTAATATCAGGAATAAGTAAAATCACTTTCACTACATTTATTTACTTAAAGAACTGAACAAAAATGGAACTATTTATATATTGAGCCATCTGGGAATAGTAGTAATTGAAATAGATCAACACACACTGTCAAAAGTATATATATATAATATAATAAATTTAGATAAATCCTTCCCAGGTTAAGGAGGGTTTTAAGTACGATAACCCCAAACGAGAAATCCAACTATATGCAAAACGTACACAGAGGGCTGGGGACAGAAATCACATATAATTAGCAACAGAATTAAACGCTCTGTAAGACGAAATAGTAAATAACTAACGCATTTCTTCATACATGTAAAACATAGTAATCTGAAACATACTAACAATATATACTAACGTAAGTTTAAACTAAAAACAAACAAATAGGTTCATACTCATTGATTAAATCTGAACAAAACAAAAGGCGGTTGATTATAAGCAAGTAGTGACGCCATCTACATGCAAATCTATAACGTTTATCACAATCTGACTATAAAAGTGAAAGGCGAACCTTAACAAATCTAATCAACTCTTGATCCTAGTACATTATAGTTACACTAGTTTAAAAGAACTCTCC